CATGTTAAGTGGTGAATATGCATATTGTAGACTGTCGTGACACCAAACAATGTCTTGAGACTCATCGTTTATAACACTAAGATCAACATTAAAGTCATGCCCAATACGTCTTACATTTTTCTGGGTTAAATCAGGAGGACGGTGTTTATCCAATGCAATGCATTTGATGTTTAATGGCGTAGGGTTGGATGGATCTTGATCTGTTAAGTTTGCCCAATAGTTAATATCAAGCTGGTCTTTACCTGAACCTATGTCACATACTGTTTTTATGCTTTTTATAAACTCTAAATGATCTGCAAATCGCTCTAGTGTTTCTCTACTATGAGCGTGACTTTCTTCTGCGCTTGCAAACATTAACTAAGAACTCCTATTAATGCCCACTGCCTAGCGTTCTGCCAAGTTTGATCAAACAATTCTAGGTTATGGATTATCTTATTAATACTTTTTATTGTTGGCCGTTTAACTGCTGTAAGTGCTTCTATATGTGCTTCATTTAGATACTCGTCCGCAGTACTAAACAATGCCTGACAATCTCTATAACGTTTCCAACCAGCTTTGCTTACCTCTTTTTCTCGCATTGCCTTTAAAAAACTTTGTTGTTCTTTAGTAAACTTTTCGCGATTTTGCTCTACTTCTAACAGCAAATTATAAACAGTATCGTATTTAGATAATTCCATGGATGTTTACACTCTGGATGTTGTTGTATTCAGATACACTTTTTAGTATAGCATCTTTTGTTTTATAGTCAAGTTGGGCAATTTTAATACGTCCTGTAGTAAGTCTTATATCATTAACATCATATCCTAGGCTAGTGAAGTAACTAGTATTAGCCTTTACATAATTATCATATAGTTGTTTTTGCTTTACCCCGTCTGTATCATAAAAAGTTATTAAAAAGTCCGAACTGTAATGTAAGTTGGGCACAAAGTCATGATGATGATCGTCGTTATCTCTAGAAAGACTTTCTACATTTTTCCCTACATCTGCATATAATGTATAAACTCCTCCAAAATCTACTTTGTTTGTAAACAATTTGTAGTCCTGGGAGGTAAATTTTTCTGTCTTAGGTAGATCAAACCAAACGCATCTTATACGAGGATTTTGTCCTAAACTTTCTGCTCTGTGTACTGTTTGATTAATATGACTAAGGGCATCTCTAACACTAGCATCTGCAACTCTTGGGTTAGTTTGCCACTTGTCAAGTTGTCCATGCTCTAGTTCAAAAACACTGTGAATATAATTTAAACAGTCTTGGTCCTTTACGCTAGTAAGTTGTTTGGTAAACATATTGGGGACCCGACTGTTACAGTATTCTATTTTTTCATTTATAAACTCTACTACACGCTCTTCATTCCAGTCTTGATTAAGATTGTAAAATGCCCAAGGCTCACTAATTGGATCCTGTCTTTGTTGAGCGTGTAAAAATCTATCTATCCACTTGTCTAAAAAGAGACTAGGAACAAGTTTAAAGGTTAAATCCAACGTTTCGCAGTAGTTTTGTGACTTACTTAACCTTACTGTTAAATTACTAAACTTGGACATCTTCCATCCCTGCTGTACGCAATCTAACAATATGGCCAAGCATAAAGTTTTTACTTTCCAAACCCTTCATGACACCTAGCCACTTGTTACGTATCAGTGCCACTTCGTTAATAATAGTCTCAAAGTCTACAACTTCATCTTCACCATCTACGTACTTTTCTGCATCACGTGAACTCAGTGCACGTTGATAACTTTCTAAATATTTGGTAAAATGTTTACGTCTTATCTTACGTAATAGTATATTAAGATGATTAAGTACTGCTTCGATCTCTTGTAGTTGGCCGAATCGTATCTCTGTGCTTGCTGGAAGTTCTTTAATACTTTTTTCTACAAGACCATGAACACTTACCTCTTTACGTGCACTTTCTAGTTCGTTTTCAAAGTGCTCTATAAAGTCTGGAATCTTACTTAAATCGTTAGATACTATAGTATACCAGTTTGCCATATTACTATTATACAGTTTCTAATAGATTAGTCAACCAGGGAAAAGTAGACTGCCAGTTAGTGCTTCTGCGCCTGTCTAACTCAGTTAAGTATACACCAAGTTTTTTTATCTCTTCTCTATTAATATCATGTGTGTTAATCTCTTGTTGTATGCCTAACATGTATTGCTTTGCTGTTTTTTCTTGATCTGTTTCATTAGGCATGTTTGCAAGTATTTGTTCAAAGTCAGTATCGAAAAATCCTTGCCCAAATACTCTAGGATGGAGGAATTCGTAAGTCATTACTACTGTACTGAAATAATGATTGATTTGTCTCTTTGTGCGTAGTGTATTAACATAATCGATAAGATCAGCACTTGTTTTCATTGTTAGCCCGCAGAGTGTTTGATTAAAGTTTAGATATATCCAATCCTCATTAACAGCATATTCAAAATTCTGTTTTATTAGTTCTAAGTCTGAGCCAAACCGTACATACTCTTGTTCTGCACCCAGGCAGTCTATACTACAAGTTAAATCAAATCTACCTAAACACTGGTTGTCTACTAGCTCTTTAATACTAGCAATATAATGTTTAAATTTTTCGTGTTTGATATTTAAATTGCTTACAATATTAAATTCTAGTTGTGGACAAGGATATTTTTCAAACCACTCTAGTGCGTAATCAAACTGCCGTTGATAAAATGGTTCTCCTCCTAAGAAATGAAAACGTTTAACACCATTTCTGTGTGTTTCCAAATATTTCCAAAACTTTTGTGTTAGCTCTGGTAAATTATCAACAAGCTGTGCACGATTGTCAATTACAACACCGTTTTGTTCAAATCTGCCGTGTTTGGTATTCTCACTACGTATCTTACTACTAAATCCGTCCCAGCAATACAAGCAACTAAGGTTACACACATTATCAAAATATACCTCTATAATTTTTGGTGTTACTTCAATTGCTGACAGATCTGTTTCTAGTTCTACAGGAGTAAGATCTGGAATAGATAAGTGTTGCATACGATCACTAGTACCGCCTGCATCTTCTATATGCTTACAATATTCACAACCACGCCCGGGCCATTCACCTGCTAACATTTTAGTTCTGTCTTCAAGTTTTAGGGGTGTGTTATGAAACGTTTCAAAATCGTCTGCTGTAATAAACTCTTTTTCCACACGATGACAGCTACTAGTAGAACCTTCGTACAGTCTAATAGTGCTCCATGTCCACTTTAATTGGCATGCTGGTTTTTGCTTTAAGGGGAAATACATTTAAAAATCGTATTCGTCCTCGTCCAAGTAAGGGTCTTCTTCTAGTCCGCCATTATATTCAATTGCTGTTTTTAGATAACGATCTCCAGCAGCAAGTGCTGTTAACTGGTCTTCATCAATGCCATTATCGATCATTACACCAATCCAGTGGTCAGCGGCCTGCTGTTTATCTTTAATATATTCTTTTAGGATTAGCCAGGATTCTACTAAAATTTCATCCTCTTCCATATTAGTCCTCTATAGTTTCGGATTCTTGCTCTTCTTCGGAAGACTCCTCCGTGGAATTATTTAGCAAACCATTTGAAATATCAGACATGATAACTTCTAACTTATCTGCTGTCCAGCCCTTGCGGAACTCTAGCATTTCTTCACCAGCGGCTGTAGTATACTTGAGACGATTGCCCTGTTTAGTAAGCAATCCTTTTTTCTCAAACATATCAAGCAATCCACTATAAGGATCCATACCTGTTTCATATGGAATTTTTACCTGTACACCTTCAAAAGGTTTTGCGTATCTGGTCTTCATAACCTTACATGCTGCACGGATACCGTTAACCTCAGATGTCTTATTACCATCCAGGTCTTCTTTTAGTTTAAGTTTACGCATGGCAACTACAATACTTGATGCATAGATAAATCCTTGTCCGCCACTAATCTTGTCGTCTGGATCAAACATGTCTTGACTTGCATAAGTGTGATTAGTACACACCATACCAACATTATAACTGCCAATCATGTTAACTGTGTTACGCACTAGAGCTGTAAGTGCTTTAGGCTTGCGTCCTAGATCACCTTTCATATCGCCTCTGTCAAACTGATCAACATCTGTTGGTGTGAGCATCATGCCCAAACTATCAATTACAAACAATACTTTGGGACGATCTTCTTCAGTCATACCTTTGTAGTCTTTCATAAACGTGCTGATAGTTTTTGCAACATCATCAATCATGCTCATGCTTAATTTAAGTAGTTTGCTTTCATCTGTATCTACGCCCAGTGCATGTAACCAGGCTTCGTCTAGTGCGTTTTCAGTGTCAATAAGCACAACAAAGATGTCTTGCTCTTGTGCATTCTTTACGATGTTTGCACTAGCAAAGTAACTTTTGCCTGCGCCTGATTCTCCAGCAAACACAGTTACCTTACCCATAGGTACACCTTTATAAAAGTCGCCACTAATAAGATAGTTGAGTGCATGATTACCTGTGCTGATCCAGTCAGTTGGATCATGAAATCCTACACTTAATCCATCAATTGATTTGGTTATGTCCTTGCGAAATTTACTTACGTCAAAGGGTTTAGCCATATTATATCTCCAGTTTTTTAAGAAATGTGGGGAGGGCAAATACCCTCCCCATTATACCTAGGCCTTTTGACGGCTTCGGATCATTGCAAGAATGTCTTCTGCACTCTTGCCACCAGTATCGCCTGCTGGCGCTTCTGCTACTGGAGCAGGTTCTGGAGCCACTTCTGCTACTGGAGCAGATTTGGCTGGTGTATCAGCAACTTCTGGTGTTGGCGCTGGTGTTGCCACTGGTGCAGGTGTGTCAGACGTAGAGGAACCTGCAGGAGCATCAACTCCATATGGACGGTAATACTGTCCAAAACGTTCAACATCATATGGTTGGCCATCTACAGACGCCTCAAACATTTCCTTAATAGCACCAAGCTCTGCAGCATTTGGTCGCTTGGGCAGGAAGTCGGTCAAGTTATGTAATCCAAAACTATCAACTGCTGCACGTTGTTCTTCTGTTAGTGCGGTTTCCTTGCGAGCCCACTTGCTAGTAGAATAATCAGCGTACTGCCCCTTGGTTGTTTTTGTAACACGGAAATCAAGTCCTGCATCATAGTCTGTGGGAAGTTCCTGAATATCAGGATCCATAAGTGCATCCTTGATAAGGTTAAAGATGCTGGGACTAATAACAAACCTACGGATTGGATTATCTGGCTGATTGTCATCTACTAGAGAATTTTCTACTACGAAGCCTTGGAAAATGTATGAACGTTTCTTCCAATACTTACGACCCATATCTTCAAGACTTGGGTCTTTAAACCAGCCACGTACTTCTGACAGTACTGGGCAAGTATCGTCCCACATTTCTACGCATGGGACCTGAACTGTTACTTGATTGGAGTGGTCGCCCTTTACGCCTGCAAAGGGCAAACGAATCATTAGACGTTCTTTCCAAAAGAAAGTGTTTGATTCGTCTTGATCTGGAAGGAAACGTAATACTGATGTTGAACCTTCTGGGATATTCCAATGTGGGAAGATTGCGTTGTCGCCGCCGCCACCTGTTCGCTCTGAACGGGTTTCTTGTGCTTTTAGTTTTGCACGGATTTCTGCTAAAGATGCCATAATGCCTGTTCTCCTTTTTGCCTATGTTTAGCCTGTTGTATGCCTAAGATACATACCATAATCATTAACAACCTTGTTAACATTCATATAGTATATAACGTATGTATTTATACAGTCAAGTATTAAATTGCATTTTTCTGATAAAAAAAAGGGGCCAGCGCCGGGGGCGATGCTGACCTCTTTATTAGGGCGGGGGGTGTTCCCTCCCTAGGGGGCTTGATTAGTTTAGACTTTCTAGATATTTGCCTATTTCGTCTCTGAGTTTTTTCTGGTACCCTTGCTCGCCTTCTCTAATGCCAAAGTTACTATTTGCTGTTGACCCTACGCCTGCTGCCTTTTTAAGCCATTCAATGCTTTCATCATATTCAGCGGGCTCATCGCTTACCTGCTTTCTTACTGCCTTTACGTCTCTTACACTAAATCCAGTTACTTTACTGATCTCTTCGTCGCTTTCGCCATCGTCGATCATCTGTGTAATCTCTAGATGTACGTCTGATATACGACCTTCGACTTTATATTTTTTACCGTCTACTTCAAACTCATCTTTTCCATCTTTTTTAGCTTTATCTAGCTCTCCTGAAAACTTATTGCCTTCGTTAGGCTCTTCATCAAGGTCAACTTTTTCTGGGACATAGTCATTCTTCTGCATCGTCATCTTTATAACTGTATCAACCAGTTTAGTAGCCTCTTTTTCTGAAGTGGGCATACCTTTTGCAACCATCTGTATGCCTTCTTTTCTATTTGTAGATGGACCCATAAGTTTTTTTGCTTTTTCAATCCTTGGACTGTTTGCTTGCATCGTCGCATTGTTCATCTTCCCTTCGTCAAGGTCTACTTCAATGGACTCGTCTTTCTTTTCTTTATCTTTGAGTGCTTTTTTCATTGGCTCGTCTTTGTCGCCATCGCCGTCAAAATCTAAGTAGTCTGGCTTTGCTTCTTTTGCTAAAACAATATCTTCCAGTGTATCCTCATACTCTTGCATGGGATCATATGTTGCAGACTCTACGTCTTCTTTAGGACCTTCAATTGCTTTAGGCTGTGTGATAGCCATTTTTACAAGTTTAACTGCTTTGGCCTTTTCTCGTTTATATTCTTCTGGATCAATTGTTTTAAGACCAAATGGTGTACCTTCTGATCCTACTAAATCACTCATCTTAGCAGCAAAGTTTTGTGTTTCATTGTCCACTGCTCTGTCTGCAATATCGCTTAGGGTCAATCTAAGCATAGCATTTATTTGTTCGGACTTACCCATGTCCTGCAT